CAGGCCGGTGAGCTTGGTCACCAGGGCGGCGCGGATCTGCTTGTGCAAGTGGTCGGCCATGTCAGGCTTCCTGCAGGCGCAGCAGCGTCATGCCAGTGCCGTCGGCCTCGACGCCGGTGACGGTGTAGGAAACGCCGCCCACGGACACCGAAGTGCCCTGGGCGGCGGAGGCTGCCGAGGAGGACGGCAGGAGGAGACTCGGGGCGCTGCCGGAAATGGACAGGCCGGCGGCGTAGCCGTTGCTGAACAGTGCAGACGTTTCGACACCGCCGACCGTGGCCAGGACGTAGCCAGGCATGTCGGGATCGACGAACACGTCCATGTCGTCGGTGTCGAAGGCGGTCATGGTCAGACGACCGGCGCGGCCTGCGCTTTGGCGACGACGGGCTTGTTGCTGACCTTGAAGTCGAGCGAGGCCAGCAGCGCCTTGGGCACGTCGCCCTCGATGCCGATGGTCTCGCCGGCCTTGAACTGCACTTCTGCGGTGACCTCGTAGAGGCCGTTGCCGAGCTTCTTCAGCGCCTGCGGCCGGCGTGCGGCTTGCCCCTCCTGGAGGGACAGGCGCACGCCGGGGCCGAAGGCGACGGGAGAGATGACTTGTGCCGTTTTCATGCGCGCGCTCAGATCAGGGTGTTGAGCACGGCGCCCTGCCAGCGGCCGTAGCCGGCGTTGCGCCAGCTGTCGATGCCGATCTGGATGGCGTCGTTGTCGAAGGCGTACTCGGAATTTTCGTCCTTCATCTTGGTCTGCGGCGTCGTCTCTTCCTGGCGGATCAGCGGCTTGATGCTGCCGTCGGTGCGGAAGGTGACGAACTCGTCGGTCCAGCCGCCCGAGGTGAGGCGCGGATTGACGGACAGCGCGACGGTGAAGCCGTCGACGCTGAACATGCCGGGGCCGACTTCGTTGGTCTTCGACAGCGCCGACGTGGCGGCGGGCATCAGGCCGACTGGCACCATGACCAGGAAGGACTTGGCGTCCTCGTTGATCGGCTCGCCCTGGTCGTCCTTGAAGGTGAAGAACTGGCCGATCGACTTGACGATGGCCTGCAGCATCTCCTCCTTCGATGGGGCGGTGACGACGCCGTGCGCCTGCACCGGCAGTTCGGAGATGTCGGTGGTGATGTCGTTGTCGAGCGTTCCGCTGCTGCCTTCGCTGTGGGCGGTGTCGAAGAAGTACTGTCCGTCGTAGCAGACGGTCGACGGGCCGTTGACGATCAGCGTGGAGAGCAGGCTGGCGAAGTGGGCCTGACCGCGCTGGGCGAACTCGGCGAGCCGCGCCTTCAGCTGGCCAGTCTTGTCGCGGCGCAGGTCCTTGAGCGCGATCTCGATGGTCGCCTCGTAGTGCTTGTTCTTGATCTCGACCAGGTTGGTCGAGAAGCCCTTGGCCTGGCGGCCGCCGATCCACTCGCGCATGGCGGGCGGCATGCCGAGCCAGGGGTAGGTCTCGGAGGCCTGGTCGGAGCCGAAATAGTTGGAGACCTGGCCGATCCAGCCGGCGCCGGAGGCGGCGGCCAGGGCCTCGAAGTACATGCCGAGCACGGCACGCGAGGAGAGAGCTGACTGATCCATGATTGTGTCCTTTCGTGGGTTCGGTTGGGTTAGGCGATGGTCCAGACGCCGCGGATTTCTTCGACCATGTAGCCGTCGTCGCCGCCCGAGGAGATCACCACGTAGTCACCGCGACGCGCTGTGGCTTTGGTGTTGGTCATCACGCCGCCATCTGCGCCGGTATCGTTCGGGCCAGCGATCTTGTCGCCGGCTGCGGGATCGATGGCCACGGCCACTGTGCCGAAGGCGCCAATATTCACCACCTTGATGCGGTGCGCGGTGGCGGCGGCATAGGTCAGCAGGGTGATCGTCTTGGCGTCGGTGTCGACAAAGAAGGTCTTGCCCGTGTCCTCGATGTCGGTGGTCAGATCCGCAGAGACCGTCTCGCGCACCGTGTTGCCGTATGGGTCGGCATACACGCCCGCATCGAAGGCCACCACGACCACGCCGCTGGAGACGTAGCGCTTGACGAAGCCGATGAAGACCGCGCCTGTGGGCAGGAACACGAAGGTATCGTCGTCGGTGGCGTAGACCGGCTGGCCAACGTCGGTGATGACGGCGCCGGAGACGGACAACTCGATCTCGCCTTTCTTGACGACTTCGACGTTGATCGCGGCGGCGGCGCCCAGGGAGTTGTCGGCCTTGGCGACGGCGAATCCGACGAAGCGGTCGGCAGAGGTGAGCGGGCGGGCGTGGCCGCTGGCATCGACGAGGCCGACGGCGGCGCCTTCATAGATGATGTCGGAAGCGATCACCGGCAGGTGATTGCGCTCGCCCAGCTCGTAGGCGCGGGGCTTGTTGGCTGCGAGTGTGGTCATGGCGGTTTCTCCTGCGGGTTACTTGGAAAGGACCCGGACCGTGCCGGCGTCGTGCGCCTTGGCCCAGGCCAGGTAGGTGGTAAAGGCGCCGAACTCTGCGCGCAGACTTTCGTCGGCATCCCATCTCGCCTTGGCGCGCTCCTCGATCGGCAGGGTCGCGTCTTCAGCGGCGGGCCTGTCGACCGGCGCGGCGGCGTGCGGCACGGGGGGCGGTGCGTCCTTGCCGATATCGCGGGCGCGACCGACGCAGACTTCGCGTTCGGCGGCGAGGATCTGCACGGCGGCCTCGGGGCCGGTGGTCTTGCCGTCGGCTTTGAGCGTGGCGATAAGCTTGTCGTGGCCTGGCAGCAGCTGGGCCTCGACGGCGAGGATGCGGGCGCGCTCGTCGGCGGCGCCGGATTCACGGCCTTCCGCCACCAGGGCCGCGCACAGGTCGGGATGCGCGGCGCGCAGTTCTTCCAGTGTCATGGCGATGACTCCTTTCGGGTTGGGTTGGGTTGCCGGCTTTGCTTTCGCGCCGGCCAGCCCGGCGATCACTTCTTCGAGGGTGCCGATGCGGTCGGCCATACCGGCAGCGACGGCATCGGCGGCGATGAACACCGCGCCGCCGTTCCAGTCCTTCACGACGGCTTCCGGGGTCTTGCCGCGGAAGGCGGCGACGTCTTCGATGAAAACGCGCGCCTGCGCGTCGACCAGCGCTTGCAGCTGGGCGCGGCCAGCGTCTGTGGCGGCGTCGGGGCGCTTGTTCGGCGACTGACTGCTGACGATCTCGGCCTTGTGCGGGTCCTTGCGCGTGTCGAGCGAGAGCACGGCGCCGACGTTGCCGGCCATGGCGTTCTTGCTCATGACGACTTCCCGCGCGGCGGCGGCGATCCAGTAGGCAGCCGACGCGGCCGTGCCGTCGACGTAGGCGACGACGGGCTTCGAGGCGCCGCGCACCATGGCGGCGAACTCGGCGATGCCGGTGACCTGTCCGCCCGGTGAATTGATGTCGAGAACGATGGAGGTAACCTGCGGATCTTCCAGCGCGGCCGTGAAGTCCTTGGCCAGCACCTCGAGCGAGGTGGCGCCGGAGATCTGGGTGAACAGGTTGGCGTAACGGAACACCGGTCCGGTGACCGGCACCACGGCGACATCGCCGCGCAGGCTCACGCTGCGGGCGTTCTGCAACGGGCGGCCGGTGCGAGCTTCCAGGGCTTCGATGGATTCGTTTTCGCGCAGGGCGATGGCGCGGATGGTGTCGAGCATGGAAGGCTCGATGGCCCAGGGCGTGCCGGCCACGAGATCGAGGGCGGTGACGCGGCGCGACGCCGCCCCCGAGGCTTCACTCTTTGCGCATGGCTGTTCCCCTGTCTGAGAACCGATCGTCACGGTGATGGTTTTATCCATTGCGGGGTCAATTCTTCAGCGGCGGGCTGTCTCAGTTAAGGGAAAGTGAGAAAACTTCATTTCCCTTCGTCCGACGGGTAGTTTTTTTGCGGCGCGGGCGGCGCAGCGGGAGCCGCAGACAGGCCGTCGTTGCGACGGGCGGTCTCTTCGCGCACGCGCTGACGGTGCTTGGTGGTCCAGTCGATGCCGTCGTGCAGGATGGATTCGGCGGCGATGGTGCTGGTGCCGAGCTGAATGCGCTTCTCGGCGGCGTCGGCTTCCTTGAGCGGGTCGATGCTGCCGGGGCCGTCGCCGATCCACACGGCGCCGCTCCAGGCGCGGCGCCAGGCAGGGTCGGCGAAGAAGCCGGGGGCGCGCACGCGGCCGCTGGCGACGGCTTCTTCGAGCCAGAGTTCGTAGAGCGGCTGGCAGAAGACGGTAGCGAGCCAGTCGCGCCGGCCGCGGAAGAAGCGCCAGGCGTCGAGCAGCGCGGCGCGGGCGGCGCTGTAGCTGGCGGTGAAGTGCTTGACGAGGACTTCGAAGGGCAGCTCGAGGCCGACGCCGATCTGGCGCAGCACGGCCTGGACGAACGGGTCGAAGGCGGTGTTCGGGCGCTTGAGGTCGGGGGAGACGATGTCCTCTCCAGGCAGGAGGTTGACAGCCTTGCTGTGTGCTTCCATGTCGGCGGTGGGCACGCGGCCGTCCCAGCCCATGGCCGATTTGAGATAGGTTTTGCCGCTGGATTCGTCGAAGAGCTGCTGGAAGGCTTCGGCATCCATCTTGACGAACACGGCGAAGGCGGCGGAGATGACGGCCGCGGAGATCTCGGCTTCGCTGTAGCGAGCGAGCTGCTTGAGCGGCTCGATGACTGGCGCGAGGTAGGGTACGCCGCGCGTCTGGCCGGGACGGCGGCGGTCAATGAGGTGCAGGACGTTGCGCCGGCGGCTGGTTTCGCCGAAGGCCGGCAC